GTTAGCCGTGAAATGATCGTAAAAACATTCCGCATCGTTCTTTGTCCCTTCGATCGTCGAAAAATAGTTTGTAACTTCTTCGAGCGGGGGAGCAACAAACGCCGTGCGTTTGCTTGCGACTTTGTGCGGCTTGGCCGCACTTTCTTTACTCTCGTTAGAGAGTTTATTTATATACTCATTTCCATTCTCATTCTCATTCTCATTCTCATTGCTTGTTTCCGCTGGTTGTTTTTCGGTTGAATTTGGGTTGTTTTTCGGTTGTTTTTTTGCGTTCTTATTACCTTTTGGTGCGCCTCCGTTACATCCGTTTCGAAAATTTGTGACGCCAGATTTTATATTGGGGCAAATCGCCGTCCAACACAACCGGCCCAAGGCCCCCAAGGTTGAGGTGTCAGGTTCTATACCATCAAGTGCATAATCGGCGATTGCTTTATATAACATCAATTGGTCGGCCTCATCTGTCATTCCTATTGAATCGCGGAAACTGCGATAAAACGTGAATCCGTCGCGCTGTTTTTGTTTGGCTGCCTTTTTCATCGCATCCCTCCTTTCCGAATAAAATACCGTTTGAACCGGCCCCCGTGTACGCCCTCGCACCATTCATCGGCAATCGGTACGCCCTTATGTCGCAAATCGCGGATCGCACTGCGAGGATCGGACATCCTCAACGCCGCCGAAATATCTGCCACAGAACGAGGGATACCGTCGGAAAGAAGATTTAATACCCGCTGCTGGTGATACCCCCACGTAATTTGCCTGTCTTCACGCCGGTTGATGGCCGGCACCCCTGCACACTCGCTGCGAGTTGCAAGGTTTTTCCCCGCCTCCGTCATATCCTCAACCTTGATTTTTGGCACTTTTTGCGAGGTCTGACGCACTTTCGGATCGTGTCTTGATGTTGGATACCGTATGACGCTCTATCCACGCTAAAAGGGCCTTTTTCGAGAAAACAAGCCGGGACCCTATTTTACTGCACGGGATTTTCCCTTGCAGTTTTTTGGTGTATATGGTTTGAACTGTGATTTTACAGCCGTTGTCGTTCAAGAACGCGGCCGCCTCTTCAATGGTGAGATAGTCGTTTTCGATGTTTTCCGGTGCCGTAGGTTTCTTGGTGTAGGCTTCAAAGGCTTTTGACACGGCCGCCTCGATAGTTGTCTGCAACTGTTCGGGCGTTGTTACGATAATTTCTGTCATATCGTGTTCTTTTAGTTATCGATGCAATATTACATCACACTGCAAACGTCGCGGGGTTCGGCACATTTTGCAAGCGTTTTTATTGTTTTTTTTGTTATTTTTTCAACATTTTATCGATATTCTCAATAAAATCGGATTATCGCCACCTTGCCCTATCCTTGACGTATTTTTTGCACTTTCTTACTTCGGATGATTTCGAGAATCACCCGATCGCCGTCAAGAACCAGCATCCCGTGCCGACGGGGATCACCGCCTTTGGTGCGGTGTTCGGCCTCGCATTCGGTGCGGATCCGGACGCAACGGAAACCTGCGGCCTCGAAAGCCGATCCGATCAGCGTTATATCTGCTCTTTTATTCACACACATCTTGTTCATAATCTTTGTATTTTATTTGTTTATTTCACGTTCTAAATTAACTGACGGATCGAATATCAAAAATTCGCCGTCTTTGGTCCATTCGCGGATAGTGTAGCACCCGCCCGGCAGGTAGGCCGCCCGGTGGACGGCCTCGGCCTCGGTGGGGAATAACCCCAGCCGATAGCCGTCAAAAGAAAGTTCGTAAATCATAGCTAACAAAGTTTGGAGTTCGATTTATTCCCAAATTGCGCCGACAGCATCCGTTCAAGCTGTTCCTTTCGCGCTTGGTTCTGTTGTTCTGTGAGGCGAATCCATTTATCAAAAAGGGCATTGTAATTTTTTTGTAGGCTCATATATGCCTCGGTGCATTCTATGACTGCCTTCTGGGATTCTTCTACTGCCGCTTCAGCCGCCCGGAGGCGATCCTCAAGATCGGAAACTTTAATCTTGCGTTGAATCGCTGTCATTGCTTCCGGGATTTAAATCGAAAACAAACGGAATCGGCGGCGGCGAAAGCTGCGCCGCGCAGCGACAGGTTGTGCCGCTTGCTGGCGTGGGCAAGGTGGATAGATTCCACGCTATCGAATGCAGCGTCAGGGGTGAGTTTGCCCGATACGGGCGTTACAGGTGCGATTGCACCCGTCGATGTGGTTTCTTTCATTGTACAGCATTTATGAAAGTTTAACAATATGTAAATAAAAAGGTTCGACACCGACCCTTTGCTGTACACCTACGAAAGGCAGTCGGGCCATTAAGCACCGACAAGGGAGTATCGAACCTATGTAAACGGGTATAAAAATACCCGCTTTGTTAGCGAGTGTATCGCCTTTCGTATGTACAGCACAACAAAAGTAGGCAATCATTTCGAGACTGCCAAATTTGCGGGCGACTTTTTGCCCGATACGGGCGAATAGGGATTGTTTTACCCCGTCAGATGCGACGGAGACGGCGGGCACGGGCGTGCCCTGGTTTTGAGTGTATGACATTAGATTTAGGATAAATAAAAAAGCCGTCATTAGGTGTCCTACGCTCTAATGCAAGCGCTGGGGCGTTTCCGCTGCCCACACCATAGACGGCAAACTGTGTGTATAAATAACTCATAGCATTAGAATTTAGGATAGTGCAAATATAGCCCTTTTTCTTGAAACCGCAAGGGCTGGGGCGGGTTTTAATATACCGTTACGAAATTCTCTACCTTGAACGAGCGCCAGCCGCCCGCCTCGACGTCGTAATAACGAATCGTTAGAGCGTCATTTGGTCGGCCGGTGCCCTTGATCGTTGCGGCCACTTCGTGCAGCGTGCCCGCCGCCTTGCGTAATGTCCCGTCGGCTTTCTCGTATGCGAACCGCACCACGCCCGCCCGCATCCGCTGTGTCAGGCGGTAAAGCGCCCACGCCTTAGAAAGGCATACGGAGAAGGCCCGGCCCGTCGAGCGGAACAGCGCCCACGCCCGGCGCATAATCGTTTGTAAATCGTTTCTTTTCATAATCGTGTTATTTGTCGAGTATTGCGATAATTCGTTCAATACATGCCCGCTGTTCATCGAGCAGGGCGGCCAGCCTGTCGGCCGATTGGATCACGTCATTATTCATAATTATTTCGAGGTTTTGCGAGAATCTCGCTATTTCAATCACCATAGTAGCGGCCATATTCGCCGTAGTAGTCGGCCGGAATCGTCAGCAACTCGGGGTTATAAGTCGTCGTTTTGGCCTGCGCATCTTCCTCGGCAAGGTTGCGGCCCTCGATCTTTGCGGCCAGCATCGCCAGCTTCTCGCTGCGCCACGCCTTGCGAAGCGCTGCGGCGAAGGTCTTGCACATCTTCGCTTTGAACATATACCAGGCATTGCGGAAGATTTTAGACAGGTTGTATTTGCTCGTTGCTTTCATGGTTATAAACTTTTATGTTTTGTTTTCTTGTGCAAAGACAAGACAAAAGTTTTGTTTGGCCAAATAAAAACACAACTTTTATGTATTTTTATATTAAAAAACATAATCTTTGAATTTTGTTTACTACCTTTGCGGTATCTTGACAAACAAAATATATAGGTTATGGATTTCAGAATTAAGGAATTATGCAAGGAAAAGGGGCTTTTGTTTAAGGAATTAGCCCAACAGTTAGGAATTACCGACGTGGGATTGCGTCAGTCATTGCAAGGTAATCCCACTATCGGCACGCTTGAAAAGATCGCCGCCGGTTTGGGCGTATCGGTTCCGGAGCTATTCGCCCCTCAACCGACGAACACGATCACCTGCCCCAAGTGCGGGACGGTGCTGGAGGTAAAGGAGAGGGAATAATAGTCGCTGTTATGGGAAAGAAAACAGATCGGATAGACACCCAAAGCCTCAACAAAGCGCACGCCCTTTTCGAAAGCGGCGATATAGACCGTATCGAGGTGGGAACGGTCAAAGGGTTACAAGATATACACCGGTATTTGTTTGGCGGGCTGTACGACTTTGCAGGAAAGGTTCGGACGATGAATATATCAAAAGGCGGTTTCCGCTTTGCAAATGCCTTGTATTTGGACGCTATTCTGCCGGTGATAGAGAGTATGCCAGAAACGACGTTCGAAGAAATAATCGCTAAATACGTCGAAATGAATATCGCCCATCCATTTATGGAGGGGAACGGACGGGCCACCCGAATATGGCTCGATATGATTTTGAAAAAGCGTATTCGGCGGGTGGTGGATTGGCGTAAGGTGGACAAGGATTTATATTTGCAAGCTATGGAGCGCAGCCCGATAAACGATCTGGAGCTACGCACACTGCTCGGCAGTGCATTGACCGACCGCACGGAGGATCGGGAGGTTATTTTCAAGGGAATTGAACAATCTTACTATTACGAAGGTTACGAGGCATAACCAAACCGCCCATATTTTTAGATAGTTTTTTATTACTCCCGAATGTATTGATTATAAATACTTTATATTTTGGGGTGTAGGTATTATTCAAAAATAAAGCCGAGGATCAATCCTCGGCTTTATTGCAATTCTATTGTTTTATATAAACACCCAGTTCTTTTCCAGTAGAAGTATTTGTTACAGTCATAGCAGAACCCGATATAATTCCTTCTAATTCTGCTAATCCATATTCCAAAGGCAATAAAGTAACTTTAGAAGAATAGTAGGTATATTTATAAATGGTTGTTCGATAAATCTGGGATGAACCAGCAAATTTCAAAATATAATGACACTCATTATCATCGAATGAAAATGAGCCTGAAATACCATCCTCTATTCTTTCCCAAGTCGTACCAGACAAAGGATTTGAATTTGCTTCGTCATCTTTCGAACATCCAACAAATACCAATGTAGCCACAGCTACAAAAAGAAGTAAAATTTTTTTCATAATACAATAAGTTATTGGTTAGACATTGCAAAAGTACAAAATTCCCCCCCCCGCAAAATTTTGAAAGAAATTTTTGTTCAATGTGCCAATAATAGTGTATTTTGCACTATATGAAAATAGAGAAAGACATAGCCGATTTGGACTCATTCATCAAAGGAATCGAACCCGAAGTAGTGGGATTCCTCGACGAGCGGGCACGGCAGGCCGTTGCTCTCCAACAGGCAAAATCCGACTATCAAAATCATACATGGAACCTTCGGAGCGCGGTCGGATATGTCGTAACTTATAATGGAAAAGAGAAAAAACGATTCATAGGAGATCAAAACCACCCTGACCCACGAGCTGCCGAAGCCACAAACAAACTGCTGAACGAAGAAAATAAAGCAGGGACCGGTATTATTTTCGGAGATGGAATGTTCTACGCCTCCTTCGTGAGTTCGAAAGGATATGATGTCATAGATACAGCAGAATTATATTTAGCCAAAGCCTTAAACGATAAAAAATGATCGGAGATTTATTGATAAACGGATCGGACGCCTACGCGAAAGGGATTGCGATGGGCGACGATTTTCTGGGAAATATACTATCCCCCTCTTCATTGAAAAGTTTTGTCGAGAATGACGATCCGACAAAAAACGGTAAAGAGGTTATTTATCCTCAAACACCGAAGTTGGCATCACGGGATTTGACATTAACTTTCACAATATTTGGTAATACTACGACAGAACACCTTACCAATTACAAAAATTTCATCGCTCTATTGCAAAAAGGAGAAATTTCCCTGTCCATACCGGCATTAGGAACGGAAGTGTATCATTTGACCTACGTCGGCGATTCAGGCAGCTACATGATAGAAGCCGATCGCCTGGCATCGAGATTAACAGTGAAATTTAACGAACCCAACCCCGCAGATCGGGCAGCACGCGAATAGGAAAGGACGGGAATCTATCCCAGCCTTTTACTCGCTTCTGCTATTCATCGTAAAATGATGCGTTAGCCCCTCCCCATCCTTATCAAATCAATTGCAGTTCTTCTCCAATCTTACGAATTTCGCTCTTTATCATTTCCATACGTTAGGACAATAAACGTGTATTCGGCTACGTTTTCATAGTGCAACTAAAAAGTTGGCAAAAAATTTGCACCTCGAAAAAACGTGTATTATATTTGCATCATATAATGAAATATAGACGTACGGGTCTATCCGTAACCACGAATATCGAACATAAAGGATACAATAAGACCGTCATAATATTACATGGCGGTCTTTTTATTTATTGACAATATAAAAAACTTACGTTTATGAAAAAATTTCATTCGGCTCTTTTTGACTTTTGTTGGTTCCCTAATTATGACGCATCTATTGAATATCTTGCGAATAATATAGCAGATCCGGAACCATGGGATTTCTCAGATGCTACGCAAGCCAAATATTCCATTTTGAAAAGTTATATCGAACATACTTTCCGCAAAATTAAATCTGAAAATAAAATATCCTTTTCTTCTGATAACAATTTTGCATGTTTCAATACTGGACTTGTAACTGCAAATTTGGAAAGCATATTTGCTCTTGCTGAACGCAACAATAGGCCAGATGTAGCCGAGAAAGGTTTATCGCCTTATGTTTTCAAGGCATTTGTCAGGGAAAGCGATATTCAGCTAATTAGCAAATTCGGCGATAATATTCCGGACATTGCTGATTTTTTCCAGAAACCCGAGGATTTGATTTTCAATCCTCAATGCAGGGTAGTCCCTCAAATCGACCATATCATTGCGGACAACATGGACAGATTTCCTGCACACATGCAAGGGCTGAGTTCAGACGAAATGCGCAGAAGACTCGTTGGCGCGATTAATGAAGCCCAAAAAAAAGCAAGGTCAAATTACAAAATAGCTGTCCCCCAGTATTACGAAGGGAAAATACAACTTCTGTTGCCCTTATGCCTTACCCCTGGATCACCCAATCCGGATTTAGCTTTAGCCACGCATAAAATAGGGAATAATACCTATACAGCGCGCACATGCTTAACATTGAAGATGGCATATAACAACGCTCGTCTAATCGTTAAGCCGCAAAGTTCATGGCTTAAACCTTAAAATACGGATGGAAGCAACCCCCTCTTGCCCCGGTCAAAAGACCGGGGCGTTTTTCTGTATTTTTTCTTAAAATTACTTGCATAATGTGCCGAAACCCCACACTTTTGTATCGACCCTGTGATGGCACAGGATACATATATCGACGAAATGACAATATACAACCCTTCCGGTAAAGCGATATACGATGCGCCCGTAACAACGAGTGCCATTATCAAATACGCACTTATGGGGGATTATTACATCGAACTCCCCTTTAGTTTGCTTACCCCGCTGGATTTCCCCCTCGGATCATACATCACCTACAAAGGCCGCAAATTCGAAATCATGTCGGAGGTTTATCCGGATTTCGACAACAAAACCGGCGGCTACAAATACACGCTTCAGTTCCAGGCGCAGCAAAACCACATGAAAAATTTCATCTGCTTCTGGCTGGGAGGCGATAATCCTGAAGCTGTATTCCACAACACGACAGACTTGGCATCCTTCGGGGCGCTCATCGTCGCCAACATGAACAAGGCACTGGGAGGAAACAACTGGCAGATGGGAAGTGTAAATGTCGAACATCCGGAAACCAACAAGCTCGTATCGTTCAATGGCGATACCTGTTGGGATGCCTTATCATCCATTGCCGAGACTTTCGATGTCGAATGGTGGACCGAGGAGAACGGCAGTATCGTAACCCTGCATTTCGGAAAACTGAACTTCGGAACGCCGGAAACATTCAAACGCGGAGAAGTCGTCAAAAGCATCCCGGCCAAGAAAGGGGACGATTCCGAATACGGGACCCGTTTCTATGTATTCGGCTCCACGCGCAACCTGACGAAAGAATACGGACAATCCGAACAGGGCGGCGTAACGAACCACGTTTCCGAAGTCCGGTTACGGCTTCCGGATGGGCAGCAATACATAGACGCACGTCCCGGACTTACAAAAAACGAAATCAAGGAAGTCGTAGTGTTTTTCGACGACATCTACCCGAAGAACACGGAAACCGTCACTTCGGTAGAAACTATCGATCGGACAATCATTGAAGGGCAGACCGACAAGGCATACGTCATGGTATGCAACGACACGCCATTTCTACCTTCAGACGTAATCGAAGGAGAAACGCTGGGGGCACATTTTACGAGCGGCGATTTGATCGGCTGGGATTTCGAACTCGCCCTTATCGACGACAATGGCGACAATATCGACCCCGCGACCTGGAAACCCGAAGACGGATTCAACAAGAAATTTGAAATCATCGCCCAAGTCGAAACGTCCGGCGAAAGTCAGCAGATTATACCGAATGAAAACATGCGTCCTCGTGGAAAAGATGATGACCGAGGGCCTGACACTTTCGTACTCACAGGCGTCAAACTCCCCCAGCAACGCATAGACGAAGCAGAACAAGAACTTCTTAATGCCGGCACTTCCTATGCTGCCAAACATAGCAGCGACACGACAGTCTATGACTGTGAAACGAATCCCGTGTATTGTACACACAACGAAAAAAACTACGAAGCAGGACAGGCTGTACGATTAATGGGTCCTCAATTCGGTATAGACGGTCGTCTTTCCCGGATTCAAGGTTATGAAAAAAAACTATACAACGAGTACATCGCAACCTATACGGTAGGCGACAATACACCTTATTCCCGCCTGGGCAGTATTGAATCGGACGTGAAAGCATCGCTCTATTCCCAACGTATAGGCATTGCGGAGAATGGAGCGGCTATATATCTAATCACCCGATACGATAATACTTTTCCGACCGATACAAATGCTTATTCTGCACGAAGGGCAATATGGGAGTTTGCCAACAAGCAGGCACCCGATACGTTCAAGGGTAGAATGACTTTCAACGCAGGGGCACAATTTGGACCATCATATGCCTCCGGTATTACCGGAGTGGGCGGGTTTATAAATGAAAAAGGCGCCGGCGAGTTGGAGAGCCTCTTCATCCGTCGTTTTCTGGAGGTTCCGGAGCTTCGGTACAACCGTGTGGGCATCAGCGTCGGGGACGACTGGAGCGCTCCGGGCGCCGGGGTGATCGAGAGCGTGGACAAGGATCAGAAGCTCGTAACGCTCAAACTCGAAGAGGGCGAGATCGGCGCCGTAGCGGTCGGGGATATATGTATGGGTATCTTCCACGACTTCGACCCGTCGAATAATGCGACGGCAGATTCCGACGACGGCCGGGGCAACTTCTCTTTCGCAGGCTTCGCAACGGTCTATTTCCGTATCACGGAGGTCCTGGGCGACCGCAACGAGCAGTTCCGCTACGAGCTGCGCCCCCTGTCGGCCACCTTTACCAAGCAGATCGATCCGATGGAATCGATGACCTTCGTGGCCTACGGCTCATTCACGAATACCGCCCGGCAGAGCTCGCGCTACTCGACGCGCACCTACCAGCGTTATCTGCGCAATGTCAGCGACTGGGAGTTTACGGCCGAGAATATCGCCGCGCAGTTCGGCGACCTTACGAACCTCTCCGTCTTCGGGATCCAGATGTCGGGCTATTCGGCCTATCTGGATAATATCTACCTGCAAGGTATGATCAGCAGCCTGGACAAGAAGGCGCTGCTGGACACCCGGAGCAAGCTGTTCCGGCTGGTCGGCGACAACGGCGTCGGCGTGGCATTCACCCCGGAGGCAGGCTGGAAGCAAGGCAAGCTCTACGACCCCGCGACGGGACAGTTCCAGAAGGAGTTCGACATCGAACAGATCGATCAGACGGCCACCGAAGCCCAGGCCACTGCCAATTCCGCCGATCGCAAAGCTCAGCAGGCTAAGGATTACATCGATAACACGCTGCCCGGCGAATTGTCCGAGATCAACAAACGGCTGGACGGTGTCGTGGAAAACTGGTTCTATCCCTATACCCCCTCGCTTTACAATGAACCGGCCCAAACATGGATAGCGGACGGCGAGCAGGAAAACCATATCGGCGACACGTTCACCAATACGCTGCCCGCGAATTTCGACCCGACGGACGCAGGCTGCTGGGAGCAGGGAAGCATCGGTGCATCCTATATCGACGGCATTAAGACCTGGGATCAGATCAAAATCGCCGACAGCACCCGCATCCGGCTCAAAACTCCGGTCGGAGGAATACCCAAAGGCGCCGTACTGTCGGTGGGCGAAGGCTATACGATGGGTTACAATCCGATAGCGTCATCCGGAGCGGTTATAGCAAGTTACGTATGGAGCCAGAGCTATACCGTCGGAAGCGACAATCCCTACATAGCTTTTGTCATCCGCAAAACCGATAATGCCAAAATCACTCCGGCGGAATACCCGCAGATTCACTTCACCATATCGAGCGACGAGACGACGAACCCCGATGCGGGCAAATCGTGGCGGTGGGTAAAAGAAGAGGACGGAACCTATAAATGGACGCCGATCGCCGACAGCGATGCGGTAAAGGCCCTGCAAGAGGCGGCGCGGGCGCAGGACACGGCCGATGCCAAACGTCGTGTATTCGTCGTAACACCGACTACACCCTACGATGTGGGTGACATCTGGACGCAGGGCGAAGGTGGCGACATCATGCGCTGTATCGAATCCCGTGCAACGGGTAATTTCGAGAGCTCAGATTGGGACAAAGCATCTAAATACACCGATGATACGGCAGCCAACGAAGCCAAAGACGAGATTGCTAATCTTCAGTTCGGCGCCCGCAACTATATAGCCCGACAATTCCTCTATGCGTGGAACAGCGCCAAAGAGGGTGTTTCGGACGTGGTGACTTCGGGATCGGACGCAGACGGAGCCTACATGAAGATCGATGCCAACAAAGCGAGCAATGCAGGGGTAGCTATTGCGGCTACGAGCCAGATCGTAAACTGGACGGATTGCTTCGGGGGTAAGATCACCTACAAGGCCGGCATGTCCTATGTCTTCAAGGCACGCATCAAACTGCCGGAAACCAAGACCGGCTGCGTGTTCTGTGCCGTTTATGAAGACGGATACGACATTATATCACGCCCGCCATCTGCTCCATATTCTGATGTGTATGAAGCCGTTTATACGACCAAATCCGGAAAGTCCTTGTTAAAAATCGTACTTTACGTCGATTATTGGCGACCGATTTACATTTACGACATCCAGCTCACGGAAGGCAACAAGGCCCCCACGGGATACATCACGGCCGAAGAGGATGTGCAGGCGCAGATCGAGCAGGTGAAGCTGGATGTGGACTACATTGCCTCGGATTCGAGCCTGACGCCATCCGACAAACAGCAGGTGGCTAATGAATGGGTGCGGATTCAAAGCGAATACTGGAGCATCATGGCGAATGCCGAAAAGTATGATGTCCCCACGGATTCATTTACGGTCTATTTCCAGGCACTCGAAGATTATCTCACGCCCCTGCTGGCCGATATGAGTACGACATCCGAGATAACCGGCACCGAGTTCAGAAAAGTATTCTCCGATTATTATGAAATAAGCAGCAACATGTCGGACTTGATCGACGACGCGATAGACGAATCCATCAAATCGACAGAGTACCTCAAGAAGGCTATGGAAGACGGAAGTACCGAGGTGAAAGGCGGTCTGATAATGACCAATGTGATGTTGCTGAAAAATGCTGAAGGCGACGTGACGGCCGGCGTGAGCGGCTTGCAGGAAGACGATGTGCCCTTCTGGTCGGGAGCCGACTACACAAACCGGAAAAAAGCCGTGTTCAGAGTACACGCCGACGGGGAAGTACACGCAACCAAAGGAACCGTCGGAATCCTGCAGGTCAAAAACGATTCCGTAGAGGTGAGCGATGCGGCCGCAAGCGGAGATAAAATCATACTCACCCCATACAGAATTACGTCCATATCGCAGGTTATGGGTGCTGTGAGTGTACCGGGTGTCATAGAAACGAAAGAAGTGAGCGCACTGGCTACGGGACAAAGCAATCCTTTTGTCCGAAATGTTTACAAGTCAAGTCCGCCGTTTACCTGTGGGCAGGGAGTACAGATGTCAGCCCGGATTACAGCCCGCATCACAGGCAATGCCGAAGGAGGTGGCGGGGGCGTAAAGATCGAGGTGGTAAACGCTTTGACGGGGAAAGCCGATCCCCTGTACCGAAACAGCACGGCTGAAGCCCAAAACACGAATTTGAATATCGACAAGACGATTTCATATCTTTTCACTGGAGCAGCCCAGAAGTACTACATCCGGATTACGGTCGAAGCATCGGCAGCCGGAAAACTTACGGCCTCTGCAACGATGAATGCCGCCCAATTCAACTTCGTGAAAGACATCCGCAAGAACCTGATCGCTCCCAACGGAGTAGCCGTTGTGAAAGGATCGAGCAACTATGCGGTATTCACGGGAGATATTTTCGAAGTCCTGATCGGAAAAGCCGGATTACGTATTCAAAACGGATATGTATATAAGAAAGATACCGACCATAAGACATGGACAAAGATTTGAGAAATACCAACGGTAGTACATTCCCATAGCGTGAACATAATAACTATGGACAAAATATTTAATAAAACGAAAAAGGTGTTGGAAGGTATTGCTACAAAGCTGTCCGAAGCACTTATGACCGTGCAAGGATGGCTTATAGGACTATTGATCGTTATCGTGAATTTCTTCGCTGGGTATCAGCTCGTACTTTATGGGGTGCTTATTGCCGTAGCCTTCGACGCTTTGTTTGGAATATGCGTCGCTCGAAAGCGCGGAGAATTTATCCTGTCAGAACTCCTGCGGGCTACGATATTCAAGCTGGCAGTTTACTTCAATCTGATCGTAGTATTCGTTTTCATCGATAAATTCGTTACGACAGGAGGTATCGAAACGAAGATTACGACCGTGATCCTGGGTTCTGCCATTTGCCTGGCAGAAGCATGGTCGAGCTGTGGCAACGCTTTAATCATCAGTCCGAACTTTCCATTCTTACGTCTGTTTCGAAAAGCATTGACCGGAGAAATAGCCCGCAAGCTCAATGTAAATCCTGAAGATGTAGAAAACATATTAAACAGCACAAAAAAATGACCAGAGGACTTCGTAACAACAATCCCGGGAATATCCGCAAGGACGGAACCCATTGGAAGGGAGAGGTGGAACCTTCCCGCGACGCTGCGTTCAAGCAGTTCGAATCTATGGCGTGGGGATACCGCGCGATGTTCAAATGCCTGAACACTTACAGCCGTAAATACGGGCTCGACACCATTCGGAAGACGATTTCACGCTGGGCACCCCCGAGCGAGAATGACACGGAAGCATATATCCGTACGGTATCCGAATTGTCCGGCGTCCCGGAAAACGGACGGATCACGGCAACCAACCGCGATGTGATGATCCCGATAGTCGCAGCTATGTCGCGCGTAGAAAATGGCGTTGATGCCTGCATGACGGACGTGATGGCCGGCTGGGACCTGTTCATCAACGGTTGATAGCTCGTACTCATTATGGTACTGCGGAAAATAATCCTGATTCTCCTTCTGACCGGCTTGTTCCTTGTCGGATGGTGGCTCGGCAGGCGATCCGTCGATGTCCGTATCATCGAGCATACTCGAATCGATACGGCCTACTTCGAAAGACCGCAACCGCATAAAATACTGTCCTCGGCTATTTCGGTAGAGGTGCCGAAATGGTTGTTCGCCCCAGCGGATACCACCTTTACCACCGTAACAATAAATCCCAACCGGGACAGTGTGCCGGTACAGCTGCCATTCGAACGCCGGGAATATCGCGACAGCAGCTACTTCGCCATAGTGAGCGGAATAGCCCTGGGCGACTGCCACCCTACCCTTGAACACATCGAAACATACGGACGTACTATCACGCAGCAGAAAATAATCCGAACGCCCTACCGATGGCAACTCGGGCCTGCCGCAGGCGTCTATTACGTTAATCGCACGGGTGGCGTATGGATCGGAGGGCAACTTCACAGAAACATCGGAAGGTTCAATATCACGGCATCCCTCGGCTGGGACCCACGCGATAACGGCCCCTATGTTCAAGGAAGCATAAGTATGGATTTATGGCGGAAATAACTTTTTAACGAATTATAATTATGGAAACAATTAAAAAAATCGGACTGCTTTTCCTTGCCTTCTTCTCATTCGTTTGTATTGTGGGTGGGATAGGAACACTCTACTATTGCCAGGTCGAAAGCAGCAACTTGTTCGCAACCGGGTTGATTCCCGTCGGGGCAATCTACTTCTACCTGCTTTGGCCGACATTGAAAAAGTATCTGTTCTAACAGCTTTCGCCCGTCAGGGGTGGGCGTAAAAAAAGCCCCTGCCTTTATTAGCGTCTCTCTTACCTTCCGCTAATAATAAAGGTGCCAACACACCACGACAGGGGCTGTAAAGCCTTTGCAAGTGTGTTGGCACTTATTTTTATTTGGTAAGAGAGTGAACAAAGGTAAGAGAAATATCCTATATGTGCAAATCTGAACTTTACCGACAAATTCTCGGCACGGTATCGCAAGAAACGGAGATTTCGGAAGAGCGAATACTATCCAAAGCCAAAAACGCCGAGATCGTGGATGCCAGGTATTTACTGGTCTATTTCCTCTGGAGGCAGGGATTTCACGCCCCGGTCATATCCTCGCTGATGAACTTCTCACGACGGCCCATAGAGAAGATGATTTCCCAATTCGATCTTCGTCGCAAACAAAGCGGTAAAATGTTCGAAATGCTCCTCGTCCGTATTGCGTCCAAACTCCGTCCCACCTGCGACTGATACGATTGATTCTCCCATCGTTCATGTCGATTTTTGCATTGTGAGCTCAACGGCAGCGTCCGCCGAACGGACGCAACAATGTAAAAGTCTAAAACAATGAACGAAAAAACTTTAGTGTTCGACAACGGTGGCGCAATGGACGGCAACCTCGTGGCCGCGTTGATGAACGGAAACAACCGCAATAACGGCTACGGCAATGGCTACGGCTGGGAGTGGATGTGGATGATCCTGCTCTGGGCTCTCTGGGGCGGCAACGGATGGGGTGGCTTCGGCGGTCGCGGAAACGGACTCTCGAATCTTCCCGCCGAGCTGAACGGCGACGCAGGGCGTCAGCTGCTGATGAATGCCATTCAGGGAAACGGCACCGCCATCAACCAGCTCGCATCTTCGCTCAACTGTTCCGTACAGCAGATTCAGACCGCTCTGTGCAACATCCAGGCACAGTCGGGCCTCTCGGCGCAGCAGATCATCAATGCCGTGCAGTCCGGCAACGCACAGGTGCTTTCGCAGATGGCCTCCTGCTGCTGCGATGTCCGCACCGCCATCGAGCGCCAGGGCTACGAAAGCCAGCTCGCAACGCTCAATCAGACCAACACCCTGACGAGCAACGCCAACACGCAGTTCAATGCCCTCGGCTCGAAGATCGATGCCCAGACGCAGGTCATCAACGACCGTTTCTGTGCCCTCGAGATGCGTGAGATGCAGAACAAACTCGACGCCGAGCGTGCCAAGAGCGCGGCATTGGCCGGGCAGCTCTCCCAAGAACATCAGACGGCGACGATCATGCAGTCGCAGGCCCAGGCCGTAGCGCCCATCAACGCTGCGATCGGCGATCTGAGCAACCGGCTGGCAAAGATCGAGTGCGGCCTGCCGCCTACGACCGTGGTTCCCAATCCGCAGGTGTACGCGATGCCCGCCTGCGTAGCCGCCCAATACGGGCTGGGCTTCGGTGCCGCGTTCGGACTCGGCGGCAACGGCGGATTCTGGGGTTAATACGGAAAGGAGGTATGCTATGGCAGTATTCCCATTTCAGTATGTCAATCGCAGAGGTATCCCGGTCATCAAAACTACGGGTGTGACGGTCAATGCCGCCGATGTCGTGTTCTCATTCCAAAACCACGCCTTTGCCAATTCCTGGTACAGGGGGATAGTCCTGGTCGAGCTGTCGCAGGCAATACCCGCAGGCACGACAGGCACGCTTCCCGTGTTGTTCGAAACCAACGGCGTGACCAAGAATGTGACCACGTACAACGGAGCCAATGTCACCGTGTCCGATATTCCGGGGACGGGTGTATTCCAGCTCTTCTACGACAAACAGACCGACACCCTGCAACTGATGACAGGGGCCGTTTAACCAATAATAAACCGAAGGCTTCAGGAGGGGAAACCGCCCCTCCGGAGCTTTCAAAAAACAATTAACCGAAGATGTTTGCGAATTTAACCAAAGGCGCTCCGGTATATGTACTCGATATGCGCGGAACTCCCAAATACTACATGGCGACGCTTGAAGAGGCGCCACAGCCCTATTTCCCCGCTCCCGGGAACTTTCCCCCGGCGCAGCCTTCCGTCAGCTTCCCGGTAGGGGACCAGAAATGGGTCGTCCCGGTAAATGCCGATATGGTGACAAAGGACGGACTCACGGTCACGACATCCCGCGAACGGCTCATAGACGCCATCAATGCGGCAAAGCAGCAGAGCCAGTCCGTTGTGGATTCCTACGAAAAACACAAGGCCAATCTGGAAGTTTTCGATCAGATCATGCGCGAAGTGAATCCCGCGTACGCGGGTCAGGCGCAACGCGACAAGGAGCTCCAGGAGCTGCGGGCAGAGGTGGGACAACTTCGTCAGATGCAAACGGAGTTCGCCTCCATGAAGTCATCGCTGGACGCCTTTCTTAAATCGCAAATGTCTGCTAAAACAAGCAAATCATGAGAATATGGGAAATCGAAGGCCGGTACCGCGGTGACGGGTACGGCGAGCGTGAAGAAATCGAACGCAAGATGCGCGAAGCCTACGAGTGTGGCTACGAGGATGCCAAACGCGAAATGCGCGACGGCTACGGGGAGCGTCACACGGGAGGCTACATGCCCGACGGCTACGGTGAGCGTGGCGGAGAATACGGCAGCGACGGATATGGCGAACGAAGAGGTGTCCGGGGAACCGGACCCTACTCCAGATTCCGCCGGTAAAACGAATCCGGAGAGGGGAGAAATCCCCTCTCTTTAACAGCGAAACCTATGGACAGAGAAAGATTGGACGCAAGGGACTCCATGCCGGCAGATATTCGCGCATACCTCGAAAAAAACGGATGGTCCTTTTCGAAGAAAATGTGTGAATTTGCCGTCAGCCGCATGAAGGACCGCGACGGGAAGAAAATAGAACCCATCACCAAAGAGCAGATCGACAAATTGCTCAAGACGAACGGTATCGAGCTCAAGCACGACAACGGCTACGACTGTGTATATGTCGCGAATATGGCCCGGGCCGATTACTGGGGATCATCCATTGCCGATGAACAACACCTGGCCCTGTTCGTCAAGGATTTCATCGACGATGAAGACGCCTATCCCGGGCTGCCCTTCACACGATATTTCGCCGATCTGATAGGGTCGGGAACAAATGTTCCGTGGGAAGATGTCCTGTAACAGAATCAAATCCAGAACGCGGCTCGAAAGACCGTATGTGAGGATTCAAAAAGTGTATTCAACGACATGAAGCTGCGGGATCTGAGGATAGAGAACTATGATTGGCATGTGCGGTTTTACTTCGCCGTACATGGCTATCACACGCGCTCTATCCTTTTTTCTTTGGAACAGATAGAGTGTCCCAGGCCAATTATGGAGCGAGTACGGGAAAATTTGGAAAAGGCCGATATGGATTCGGGATTCACCTATTCCAACAAGACCCGGCGAAGGTCTGTCGTAGTCGTAGGATTGGCGTCATCCCAGGCACAATTCCTGAACTCTTTCGAGCATGAACTGCGGCACCTGTGCGACGACATCGCCGTAGCATCCGCAATGCCGATGCAAGGCGAAGAAGTAGCCTATCTGACAGGACAGATAAATACAATGCTTTGGAAAGATATTCACCAATTTATTTGTTGCAAAGGTAAATGCGACGGTTATGGACGAACAAACTAAATATCTGATGTCATTGTTGGAGATCAGCGAATGCTGCTACCCTATTTATGTAGCCGTAATCTGCGAATTGATAGAATCGATATAATAGCTGGATAAGATCGGCTTTTATATCTTCGTCAATGTCCCGACAACGTGCGAAAGGCGCACTTCCTTCGTGTGCCCCGAAAGATACGTTATAAAGTAGCTTCACGTCCGGCTCCCGCCCAATAGAGTTCAATGCTTGAAACGACATTAACAGAATGAATCAAAAGAACACTTTTATCGTCTAATTGCAATTATGCAATAGGATGAACGGATGTAATTCTACATCATATATTCCGAATTGCACGGTTATTATCCTCTCCCTTTCCGCAAATTCATCAAAATAAAGGCAGCTCCTGCTGCCATCCGTCAATGTGTTCTCTAATATTCCTTTTGAATTTCCGCCATAAAAACGGCAAGGATTTGTGTGCCTTGAATCGATAGACGAAATCATGGCGATAACTCACGCCCATCCTTGCTTCCCGGCAGATAATCATTTCGAGCAATCGATTCCGTGAATAACTGATGTATATTTCGGAATCGTCACGTGCCCCGCCTCTGCGTTCGTTTTTCCTATATCGTCCCATTTGCAAATTCCGAATAAATCATTATATTTGTATCGGTGTGAGGGGTGATTCTTCGGAATTGCCTCTTTTTTATTCATCTTCGAAGGCGTCCGGTACTTCTCCGGAATGTTCCCGACAAAAACCGATTGGCCGGATCTCTGGGCCGCTGCAATCTTCGAAAACAATAATTGCCATGTTTCCGTCCGATCTGCATCCAATCAATTCACAACTATTCGGAATGTCGATTCTCACCTCAAATCTCCGATTCATAGCTACCTGCTTTTTGAGTATATCGCCGACCGCAACTCTCCAAAACGCGGATTAAGTGCCTCCGGTGTTCTGGTGTATCCTTATCCGGAGCAACATAAAACGTTACCCCCGCAATTCGAATTATTCTCGTACATTTATTTTCTATTGCCAGAAGTTTAGCACGATCTACTGTACCGTTTTTAGATGTATCTACTGCCATATGAATAAAAAAGGGAGCGATTTTGCCTCTCCCGGTTAAAACTTCTCTTTCCTTATTTGTTCTTCCAGCTCTCTTTCCGCCTTGCGTATGTCCCTCTGCAACTCCTCCAGCCGGGTGATCTGTTCTTCACTCATGCGTGGACACCCCGAGAGCCAGCTGCTGTAATTGGGCGTACTAATTTTGCCGCAGGCGATACTCCCCACCCGCAGACAGTAATCGTAATACTTTACAAACTCATCTTCCGGAGCGTCCCGGTCTATGTCGGTGATGATGTCATCCATCCCAACTATATAGTCCGCGCATTCGGTGATCCCGCCGACATCGCCGCCGACCCAGCTCCGCGTAGCATCCTTATAATCATAGCCGTGTTTCTCGCAAAAAGCCTGCAAATAGGCGTTGCAGGCTTTTTCGTAGTCTGATTTGAGTTTCGTGTTCATAGATATTCTTGGTTAGTTACTTGGTTAGTCAAAATGCACAGAGCATCTTACTCATTTTCGTGAATCGGCCGCCAGCCGATAATCTTATGACCAATACCAGCCCATCCGGGATACACATATATCCACCATTCAGAACGGTCATATTTAACAGTGACAAATGGAAGTTTCTTATCAGAGGTTTTACACAACACGAGTTGTCCATTTTGCGGCAGCTCCTCTTTCGGATCACGCCAGCGGGTCAATTCCTCATATTCGAAATTAGCGCCAACAACACAGGCGGATGTAACGATATTTTCAAAAGTTACATGGTCTTCATTGAATTGATCAAGTTCGACCCAGGCATTGGCCACATATTCTTGTATTCTTTCCTCAATTGTTTTCATTTCTCATTGTTTTTGAAATATTCGACGATCTCCTCGACTGTAGCCTTGCGGTAATAACCTGATGGTACATCTACAAAAGAATCGAATCGCGTATGTTCGTTAAAAATAAGCCGTCTAACCCCATTTTTACTCTCATTAGTCGGATATTCCGTATATGAGTACCATTGCTCCTGATCGTTCTCGTTGTTCATCGCCGCCAGCGCCCTGAACAGCTCGATGTTGGTGCCGCAGTCTATGCAATTCAAGGCGGTGAATGTTTGTGCGTCATGAGCCACGCCGACACAATAAGTGTCACATATTACCTTATCGCCTAATCTCTCTTCTTTTGGGGGATAAATATATTCATAGCCAATATGCATACACCACTCGATCACATCTTTTCGCTTCTCCGCATCCTCGACGCGGACAAAGCAATGGGTTGTGAATTTCATTCCTCGTTCAGTCTTTGTTTGAATGCGTTTAATGCACTGCAATCGGGGCAATTTCCCCCATTACTTGTTTGTATTGAGTAAATTGGGCAATCCTTGCAAAATGCTTCGATCGCTTTATCCCGCATCCTTTCCTCGGCCTCCTGCTCGGCGAGTTCGGCTGTATGGCTCATTGCTGCTCGTAGCTGCCATTTGGCGTGGTCGCTCATCTCTATTACAAGATGATTCAAGCATCCGTCGATAAATTCCTTTGCTTTTTTGCTTTTCATGGCTATTCGTCGATTATAAACCAACCGTCATGCAGGAGTTGTGCGCGGCTAATTCGGGATTTGAGGATAGTTCGATGTACCCGCCGGCATCGGGAGCAAACAATATCATGCACCACGTCGTATCGGTTGGGTTTGTTTTGGCGGCAGAACCAATTTCGGGGCGATTTGACGCAATATACCTCCTCGAAATCCTTATGCCCGAACCAGCGGCAGATAAGGGGCAAAAGCCATTGTTTCATAGTCCTATTCATTGCTCGCCTCCTTTCAGAAATTCGGGATTGTCGTGGATGTTGCTAATGACTTCTTTTCCAAATTTATAAATCCAATCCTGATCCAATCTTAAATAACATAATTCCTTTCTATCGACCAAGGCCCCCATAAAAGCTGCGTTGCCGGTATGGTAAAAGATTCTATGAGGGCGAGTTTTATCCTCGGACAATGGAGAGCGTATCACATCCCCCTCGTAAATCTCCTTACCGTTCTTGTCTTTCAGCCCCGTAAACTCGCCGACGGTAGTGGGATCGACCTCGTGTCTGTTTGCATCATCGAATATAAAATAGCGCCCATTCAAAATGACAAGGCTGCCATACAACCACTCTCCGTTGTCGAGGCGCTTGCCCCGGAATTTAATTTCTCTCATATTTCAAAATGTTTGAAAGTTTTTCAAAGTTTTGCAATGTTCTGCATCGAATCTCGTTGTTTCACCAACTCAAATTCGTAAACTACCCGTAAAGATCGTTGAACATTACTTTTTTCATTTCCTCTGATCGTTTTGATTCTCCTCAATATCGGGGTTGTCGGCCTTGCTTTTGTCGAAAAAGCGGATTCCGCCATTGATAGTCAGCATGTTGATATTCATCCCCTGCTTCAACAAATCGTAGATTGCGGTTGTCGCTATCCCAATTGCAATGACGGAGATAGTAAGAATAACCAATATTACGCCCCATGCAATCGAGCGATAGGGTTCCCCGGATATAATACTACATAAAACAATTGTCAGTGTTCCAATAAGAAAACTTGTAAGTAAGTGTTTTTTCATTTCCTTTCGTATTCGTTTATCGTTTCAAAAATCCGCAATGCCACCTGCGGGACTATGGCGTTTCCGCAGGCTTTGACGGCTTCCCGGCGCCACCGAGGAAAGGCGATACCAGCCAATTCACCGGGAAACCCATCATCTCCGCCACATACAGGGGGTTGAGTCGGGAACCCGTTCCAGTCCGGTATTCGTCGCTTTGCATCGCTGTTTTGGGTAGTCCGTTGCGTATGCCCTGACTGGCAGGAAGCGTTACATTCTTCGCATCGTTGGCGGTCGGAGTAGGCAACAATCCCATTTTCGACGCCATTGCCAGCGTCGGACGTTCCGACGCATTCGGGGAGAGGCTTTTGTTCATTCGGCCGCTTCCTGCGTCTATCGCCGTCGGGGTGGGCAACAAACCAACATCTGTCCCGACGGTGGGGAGCACCGACACCGCAAGCCGGAATAATGTACGGCTGCACCTCGTATCCTGCCGCTTCCAGGTCAGCGCACACCTGTTCGAAGACCATCCCTTCCGACCAATTAACGATTCCGTAAACGTTCTCGCCAACGACCCAGCGGGGTCGAACAGTCCGAATAACGTCGAGCATCGCGGGCCACAGGTAGCGATCGTCTTCTGTGCCTCGCCGCTTTCCTGCGAGCGAGAACGGCTGGCACGGGAATCCACCGGTAAGCACGTCGATACGGTCTTTCCAGACAGTGAAGTCGGTCGTTCTGATGTCTTCATATTGTTCTGCATTCGGGAAGTGATATTTCAATACTTTGCGGCAAAAAGGATCGATCTCGCAGTTGAAAGCGTTCGTCCAGCCAGCCCACTCGGCGGCGAGGTCGAACCCGCCGATCCCGCTGAAAAGAGAGGCGTGGGTCATAAGAGATCATCGGTTATCGCCGTTTCCGTCGATCACGCCGCGCTCGCGGCGGCTGGCGAGTTTGTCGAGGTTCTGCTGCATGACCTCTTCGAGCGTCAAGCCGTAGCGATCGTTGAACATTACTTTTTTCATTTTCTCTTTCCTTTTAGCTCCGCAATGCGGCGGAGGATATATATCTTCATTGCTTCTGATTTAAGTTCATCCGAAGTCATCGCAAAATGCCATAGATGCGCATATTCATCCGAATTATACCCGTAGCGTATGCCAACAACCGTCCCATCCATATCCTTACGAACTGAATAGACACGTATCTGACAACGCCCCTCCCGCCTCAGTCGGCGCAGTAGTTTGGTTTTCACATCTTCTCGTATTCATTTATCGTTTCAAAAAATCGTCAGTTGTACCGACTTTAGCTGGCGTGTCCCCGCCGCCCTTGCCTGCCTTTCCAGATCGAGCACGCGGGCGTAATTGTAAGTGGCGATCCATTTCATGTTGAGTGGCAGGAGTTGCAAATCCTCCTCCGCCGTTTCGGATTCGGAACGGAGCGTACCTCCGTCCATCTCCGGCACGATTTTCAGGAGGTTCGGCGTGGAGAAGTGCCACCACCACGGCAGAAGGTGCTTCATCACATCGTAGCGCGGGCTTCCCATAAGTCCCCGGCTCTTGCCCGTGTAGTACAGCCATTTTTTCTCGAACGGCCGGTATTCCACGGGAACGGCGCGGAAATCGAAAGGGTCGCCTGGCCCGAACTCGCGCAGGTTTTTCCACTTGTCGCCGCACCACAGGGTGAGGAGGTCGGCCCCGCATTCCGCAAAGTTGTCCCGGTTCTCCCAGGCGTAAAATTCCGGGGGCAAATCCGCAACCAAATCGTGCCCTCCGATCCCGCTGAATAGTGATGCGTGGGTCATAAGCGATCATCGGTTATCGCCGTTTCCGTCGATCACGCCGCGCTCGCGGCGGCTGGCGAGTTTGTCGAGGTTCTGCTGCATGACCTCTTCGAGCGTGAAGCCGAAGCAATCGGCAATGCCCGCGATAAACCACGCACAATCCCCGACCTCTTTCATCAGCTCGGATTTGTAACCCTCCACCTCTTGCAGATCACCCGTATTGAAGACCAAATGATCCATATCCAGCCGGCACACTCCCTTTCGGCGCCATTTGGCGATCTTGTCGGCGATTTCGCCAATCTCGGCCATCAGACCGAAAAGCATATAGGTCGCATTCTCGCAACTCGGCAGCCGCGTACTCATCGCGCGTGTCTGATATTCGTTCGCTCGCATAGTTATTTCGAATTTTTCCTGTTAAACTTCCTCTCAACCAGATCGCATAAATCCAGGTACATCGCATCGGCATTCTTCTCTTTCACTCTCTCCCGGAACCCCGCTATATCCGACAGCCAGCAGCCGCAACGGACATAAATGCCGTCTTGCAGGTTGAAAAAGTAAACCTTGCTGCCAATCCGGGAGCCGAACCCCACAAAAGCCAGGAAAGGATAATCGCCGATATATTCGCCTTTATCTTCGAAGGAGCACCACTCGCCGAAGGAGCAGCCCTTGCCGAAAGAGCACCACTCGCCGAAGGAGCACCGCTCACCAAAGGAGCACTGCTCGCCGAAAGAGCACGCCCTGCCGAAGGAGCACCGCTCGCCGAAGGAGCAACACTCGCCGAAGGAGCACCGCTCGCCGAAAGAGCAACACGCGCCGAAAGAGCACTGCTCGCCGAAGGAGCACCGCTCGCCGAAGGAGCACCACTCGCCGAAGGAGCAACACTCGCCAAAGGAGCACCACTCACCAAAGGAGCACCTCTCGCCGAAGTAGCACCGCTCACCAAAGGAGCACCGCTCACCGAAAGAGCACCACTTGCCGAAGGAGCACCGCTCGCCGAAGGAGCAACACTCGCCGAATATTTGTATATCACTGTAATCCCCCGAGGGGCATTGTTTGATTCCGTCGATCACCTCGAAGGCGTCGAAATCCGCTTGTGTGTATTTTTTCATTTTCGTTAATCTGTTAAATTCAATTCGATAATCTCGTCGATCCTGTAATCCTCGATCCCGATACACTCCAACAGAGCCGGGATGCGTACAAGAGGTTTGGCCGGGTTGAAGTCGTAGCGGCCCGAAATCCGACCGTTGAGAGAGCTGATGATCCTACACAGCGACAGCACGATGTTGTAAGACCTTTGAGGAGCCTCCAACAGGATACAGCCGCTGATGGTCCGATACGCCTCGTCCGTCTTGTCGTTGTACTGCCGGGCGGCCCGGTCGTCGATCTTGCGAAGCATCGACCATGCGATGCCGTGAGCCTGCGTGACCAAAGTCTGGGCCTGCGTATAACGGCGTTTGGTTTCATGGTGGAACAAGCCGGATGCCGTGAGTTCGGACTCAAGGTCGAGCATCGCGTAGTTCAAGCAGCCGACCAGCGTAAGCATCCGCACCGCGAGCGGCACGTACCGCTCGTCTTCCGGCCGAGGACCCCGCGCGAGCAAGCGAGTGTTCATCCAGGCCGTATGTTTAATCAACATTGCCTGGCGGTAAGAAAGGTTGGTCATATAATCAATGCGTTTTACCCATAGTGAACCACTCGGCAGAATGAAGCCAGTGATAAAATTGTCGTTTTGTCATTTATCCAAATAATTTTGAACTGCCGTTATAGCTTCATTCAGTGTGCGAACAAGTACATACTTGTTTCCAACCTGTTCAAAAGATTTCTGCCATTGTTTTTGTGCTGGGGTCTGACGACTTCCTTTTACTTGGGTCTTAAATTCCAGTCCCAGTACACCAAACCCATCTCGGGGAACAAGTAACAGTAAATCCGCCGCTCCAGCCGTCATCCCTTCAGCTTTCATGATGGCCGCCTCGGTTTTACTTCGCAATCCACCATTGGGCACGCTCGTCAAATTCAAAGCATACTCGGGGTATTGAAGCCGGAACCAACGTACAAAAGCGCGTTGGATGTTCGATTCAAGGTGTTTCATTTGCGTAAACTGTTTCCATTAAAAGCGACCCGATGGCATAGATACTTGATCCGGTCGTATATCCGATCTCCATATCGGTCCTTGATCGCTTCGCCTGTAAGGTTCGAAGATATGAACAGAAGCGTATCGGGCTTGTCCTGTGCCTTGTTGATGAGTTCTACGACCAGATTACGTCGTGTCCCGAACTCTACTCGGTCCACCTCCACGCCCATATCGTCCAGTGTGATAAACTTGCGTTTAATTACGTCGTCGATATTGACACTCTGTGACCCGCAGTCCACGACCGTTACGATCCGGTTGGCGAACTTGCGTAGCAACATCGGAATTGCGTAGCGGACCAACAGCGATTTCCCGCGTCCGCAGTTTCCGAACAGTAGTAACCCTTTTCCGTTGTTTGCCGACAGCCATTCCGCTACCTTGTCGTATTCCGGCAACCAGACAAACCGTTCGCCCATAGCTCCCAGAACTGCGGACATCGCAGTCACCAACTCTTCTTTCGCATTCGGAATACTGAAGGTGAAACGGGCGCAAGGCGTAGGATTACCTTCGATTTTCAACTGTTTCAGGATTTCATCGTAGTTCATTGTCAGAAGTCTTCATACGTTTGGCCCGGTTGGGCGTGATAGTCCGTTGCCGGATGGCGATTTGCCGAATTGTCCTGGTCATGTGGAGGGAACAGCCCCGAATAGTTGTTGGCGATCGAGAAGTCCACGATACGGCGAGCTTTGGCCGCATCGTTGCCCGAAAGCGTCAGCAGGCGTACATAGCAACGCTGTAATCCGAGCGGTCGATAGGTCTGTCCGCGTTCAGACTTGTAAGCAAGCCAATCCGCCATGATAGGCTGGAACGCAGGTTCGACAGCCGAGAGATCTATATTACGCCTGGATTTTTTCGGGAAAAAGTCGTTTAACCACGTTTGGAAATAAACATTTTTCGCAAATTGAGCGCTGCGTTGCAATTTAACATAATCTATAACCAGTCCCTCCGTCTTTTTGCAAAAGTCCTTGTAGTCATCGGTAAGCGACTTGCGCTTTCCCTTGAACTTATCCCACAACGTCACAAATTCAGTCGGAATATAATCTTCTTCCCCCTCGGGGGGATATAAGGGGGGATTATTTATATCTTCGACGTAAGGAGAAGATATAATACTTTTCTTTACTTCGCGGCAAAATTCCGGAGTATTCGGCGATTCTTCCGGAAGTTTGGCTGTTTCTTCCGGAAGAATGCGGCAAAATTCCGGTATTTCAAGATTCTTGCGTTTCGCTCGTATGCAAGTGTCAATATATCGCCTTTGGATGGCTGCCGACGTTATGATCCCACGAGAGAGCAGTTCTTTATTGAAAAGACCCACAACACCGCAGTACCGAACAATCTCCAAAACAACCGACTCCTTTAACCTGAGGTATTCAGCCACGTTGAAGGCAGTACTTTCGTCCCACGCAGCAAAACAGCCTTTTACCCGGTATATATTACATAGCAAGTAGTCGTAAACCGCAATACCGTCACAACCGAAAGCCTTAACAAGCCGCCTTATCCGAATATCCAAATATCTATCCGTATCGACGCTGTAATAGCTTAATCCGACCCTAATATTGGCCATATCATTGTATTATTTCGGTGGTTTATCAAACACTTCAATCATCTTCTTTATTTACAATTTTAAGCGTTCTTTCTCGTAACTTATCATAGTCCGAAGGTTGTCGCACTGATGCTTGCAAGATGCATTGATGCGGTCCAACCACTTTTCTAAAGCATTCAGCTCCGAAGCAGAACTGTTCACCAATTTTGTCGCCAACGATGGAGACAAACTGATAATCGTTTCTTTTTCATCGTGAAACAACCTGGCCACCGCAGCGTCACGCATTCCGACAACCTCACTCAACAATTCACCGCTGCGAGCGTAGTAAACACCCAGCTGGTCCAAACGCTCTATCATGGCTTCGATATTGGGATTATTCATACATTCAAGAGCCATCTGAATATTCCGAGCTTCCTTCCGTATTTGTTCGATTCTTTGCATGGCGTTTAATTATTTTTTTATACAGGATTCTACCCATACGGATAGCATTTAGTCCTCGGATAGTCGAGGCATCGCAAAACTCCAGGTCACGCAGAATACGTACTATTTGCCGAATCTCCCAAGACTTGATTTCATAACCGATCATGGGATTCCGAATATTAGAATGGAAGATCATCTACCCTATCTGCCAAAGGCATATCCGCGATATTCTCCACTGTAACCGGTGCCGAAGTGAAGTTTATGGCCTTACCCCGGCCGATATAAACACGAGGTGCTTTCGCCTCTCTCTCCTCTTTAGTCTGACGCATAAATACCGAATGGGTATTTTCGTAGGAATCCGGTTCCCGGAGCTGCGAAACGCATACGGCGATATACTTCTTGCCATTATTGGCAACTTTGATCTGGTCGCGGGGAATATCCGAAACGCAAATCGATACATTGATAAGTTGTGACATAGCTACGGTTGTTTTTTGAATGTTGTTTTGATACTCGTTTTACTACTTCGAACGGGCGGGTAAAGCATCTCACCCGTTTCGGGATCGGCAAGCCCGGAAACAGGCAGTTGTCGAAGCATTGTTTCTCGCTCTTTAATGTCAGCTTTCAAGGATTCAAGAGTTGCGTACATATCATATAACTTACTGTCACCGCAATCCGCATAATCGTATTTGACACCGACCTCGGCTTCTTCCAACCGGCAATCCCCGAATTGGTGCGATTTCCCGTATTTGGATAATTCGCGGAGTGTGATGTCCCGGATCTCTTCATTATCCTTGAACGCCTTGATTGCCGCTTCCATCCTGCTGATATTGATATGGGCCGTTATCGGGTCAATATCCCCGTTTACGACAGCCCTGACCGCCCGAGAGGTCAATTCACTGACCGAGGCCGTTTCACAGAGCAATAATGAATTATTTTCCATGCCGAGCCATCTTATAAGAATTGAACAAAGCCGCATAACGTTTAAGCACGTCAGTATCGGCGTCATAAGATTTCAGAAGACGTGCGGCAATATCGAAATCTGCCGCATAGCCTGAAGCGGTCCATAAGTCATAACCCCAATTAAGCAGACAATCGCACTTGATCGGATCGTCAAGCATATCTGTCGTAATCCGATGTTTTGCCCGGGGTGTATCGGGCCGGGCCGAAGCGAGAGGGTCCGGAGCAGCTGCCGCGCATTTTGCTGACATATTGCGCGATTTACCCTTGAATACATCGGCACCAATCCCGAGCCAGGACCCGATCTTTGTCAAAGCATCGGTTGTAGCCCCCTTGTGGGCATCACCCAAATCTGAGTTATCGTTACCTCCATAACATTCATAATAGATACCATATTCAGGTATCTCGAACGTTACCTTGACAACCACCATCTTATTGTTACGGGCAACCTGTTCGGAGCGGACACGCCAGCTACCTACTCCGAACACGTCATTCAGACGCTCGGTAACGTAGATCGCTTTGATCGTGGACAAGTAGTTCTTTGTCGGATGCGGCGATATTGCCTCTGAAGGCAGCGGCCGATCCAGTAATCTTTTCTGTTCTTCGGATATTTTACGCAGTTCCATATTTTCAATCTCTATCGGTTATCACTCGTGATGCGAACTTTTTAGAATCGCTATACCGCATCATATATTTGGTTTCCTTGCGTATCTCGGCAGTCGAGAGTTGCCTATTCCAAGAACCCGAGGCAACAATGTTTTGCGGGCGGTCGATTTCGTAAATCTCGATTCTCGTTTTCATGTCAGCTATTTTAACAGTTCATTCAGTTTCTCCGACACCCGGGGAACCTCCTCGTCCGTGGCCGTACACCAGGCGCTCGCTATGCTCGTTTCTTCCCGTATCGGGACGTCGATCCATTCCGTCATTCCCATCGAATGCACCGCATCCTGTCGCTCGGCTTCCACCGTATAGCGTCCTTGCACCGCAACGCCGTGATATTCTATCTGAAAGTCGAAAGATTCCATAGGACCCGAAAATGTCCTTCGGGTGATGTAATCGGCGATGCGTTTGGCGAAAGTCCGAATCTCCTGATCGGTCAGATGAATTGTCGTTTGCGGCCGGTTGAAACGGGTGCTCTCGAAGAAGTAATACTCTTCCGAGGGTTCTTTCCGAGTGGACGGCGGCATTTGAGCCGTGTCGGTGACGTAGTAGGAAGTATTCATCGCTGTTCGAAAATTTCATTCAACAGATAGCGGGTGATCCGCATACGCCGGGGACCGGACAGCGCCCAGCCGAACACCAGGCAAACAGGAACGGAAACTACTACGAGTGTAATTAAGTGTGCCATACTCTTACCGAATTTCGACCCGATAGACACGGGGTCGGTTTTGGAGTTTATATGCCCGGCGGCGGGACTTGTCGATTGTCCGGCGCACCTTGCTCTTGAGGCGGTACCACGCACGCCAGAGGCGGCCCGCAAGCGTGCCCCACAGACTTTTGACTGTGCTTTCGGAAAAGAAGGTTTGCATGTTGGTAAAGATTTACTTGTGGATGATATTTGCTGTTATTCTGCTGCTTCGACAAACTCGCCGCCTTTCAGTTGATAGAAAACATCCTCCTTGAGCGATTTCCCATCGATCTGTGCAGACCTTACGCACACTGGTTTCAGATCCTCGCCATATTCAGCGAGGGTAATCCAGCTACCTTTCTTTGCCTTTATTTTTGAATCTATACCTATGGCTGCTACAACAGCATTGTTACCTTCGCTTTCGATCTTTGCGTGGTCGCCCGAGGAGCCGATCTTTGCGTGGTCGCCCGAGGAGCCGATCTTTGCGAGGTCGCCCGAGGAGCCGATCTGTGCGCCGTCGCCCGAGGAGCCGATCTGTGCGCCGTCGCCCGAGGAGCCGATCTGTGCGAGGTCGCCCGAGGAGCCGATCTTTGCGAGGTCGCCCGAGGAGCCGATCTGTGCGAGGTCGCCCGAGGAGCCGATCTTTGCGCCGTAGCCCGAGGAGCCGATCTTTGCGTCGTCGCCCGAATTAACATTGTCGGTCGGACCCTCTTTGATGCACTTCTCGTAAATGAAATCTATACCAGCTTTAATGAATCCTTTGAAATCGAGTTTTGCCCCGATGTGAATCTTTGTCGTCGCCGTTTTATCCGAGTCGGAATGACATCGCCCCAAAGCTGTTACATGATGCACAGGGATGAACTTGCATTCATCATCCAGCATATCACGATAGCTAAGGACAGAGAACGGTGATTCGCAGAAATGAAAGCCTCGATTACAAACTTTCAACTCAACATCCTCTTCGTAAGTCTTGCCCTCCTCGAATTTGAAGCCCAGGCAGGTCATATCTGCATTGAACCCTTTAAATCCATCGATATGTTTTTCTTCGCCGAACTCTTGCGGAAGCACCACGTTATCGCCGAACGAGACGCTTTTGAATACTTCCACAATCTCTTCGACCGAGAATCCAGCGATGCCGCATCCGATCTTGGTTACATAGAAAACCTTATCGGTATTGTACCGTGTATAGTCTGCGAATCTCCGTACCGATCGCGTCAATTCCTCGGTAGACACCTTGTCCATCTGTTCATCGAGCGTAGGGATAGCGTAGGACTGGCCCTGTAAGCCCTCGCCGTGCCCCATGATCGCGCCGAACTTCTCGACCGCGACACGAGCTGCGCCGCCAACGTGGTTACCGGCCTTATTACTGCCGAATACAAAGACCTCGTTCTGTTTTAATTTGGAAATGTTCTCTGGGGTAAATACTTTGTTTGACATTGCACGTAAATTGTTTTGATTAAAATTTGCACCCTGTCGTCATCGAAGACCACGACTGAATCGCAGGGTATATCGCTACCGGCTCCCCGAATTGCTCCGGATCGTCGCCTGCTTTTTGGTATTGATCGGCCTAATATCCGCCCTTCTGCGCCAAGTCGCTCGCCGGGTTTTACATCCCTTCGGATGGTTCTCGTATTTCAATGAACCGCTTATTCGTTCCAGCCTTTCTGCCTTGCGGCCGGGGTTTATGGCAGGCTTTAGGACCCCTACGGCTTCCGTGCCGTCCTTTGCGCCCGCACCGGGACATTCAACCCGATACGGACTTTGAAAATCCGCGCCCGGAAATGGCAAACTCAACTAATCTCAACTCTTAACTAAACTCTGAAAAATCGGGCGCGGATAATAAGTTGTTAATTCTACTCCCATTTCAGCAACGCTTTCTTCTTCTTGAGCGTCGGAAAGTCGAGCGTAAGAATGGTTTTAGCATAAAACAACATTTTAGCGTCCGTTGAATCGGGGTGCGTTTCTATCAATCCCCGTTTAGCATAATCCCGAACTCGCGCTGCCGACACCCCATGAAATCGAGCAGTTTCTTCAACAGTCATCACTACGTTTTTGAACACATTCACATCGATGCTGTTGTCCTCCTTTTCTTGCAACTTTTTACGTAGCTTCCGGTTCTCTTCTTCCAGATTACCGATATATGCAGCAATATTTGCGGCTGTCATATCGCTATACGTGTCTTGAATGGTTTTATCCTGCATCATAGCGTCTTGTCGGTTATTTAGTGCTATATCGTGTCGGCAATCAGGCCGACACAAAACAAGAGTATCCGAGAATCTCAAATTTTTATAATTCGTTCAATGCACACCCACTGTTCTTCGAGCAGGGCAGCCAGCCTGTCTGCCGATTCCATTATTCAGTTCTCCGGAGAATATGTCTTTGCTAAAAACAGCCCTTCCACCGGAACCTGGAACATCTCGGCAAGAATGGCCTGCCGTCTTTTGCTCGGCCTGCGATACCCGCCTTTCTCCGGATCTGTTATCCACGACTGAATCGTCCACATACTCACTCCTAATCGTTCCATGATCTCATTCGCCCGACGGCTCTGCTCCGAAGGCGCGAGGGAGTGCCATATCTCCCCGAATGTCTGATTGCTCTTCTTCGTCTCCATCATATTGTTATCCTTAATCTCCGAAATACTGTCCCGGCCGCGCATCGGCATAATAGTCCAGGCATCCCGCCGCGAAAGCTATTTTTGCTGCGGCACTATGTTCTCCGGCCGCTTCAGGCACGGAGGCCTCCTCCGGAGTGCGCCCTTCGATCATCGCGCGGATGTTGGCCAGCTTCTCGTTATTCCATGCTTTCCGCAAGGCCTCGGCGAAATTTTTCACCATCTTCACCCGAAACATATACCAGGCATTCAGCATGATCTTCGATTTGTTATAGACAGCTTTCATAATCAATATTATTTTGTATATTTGTGTTGTAGTATTGTTTGACAATGCAAATATAAAGACTATTTCTTGAATACACAAACATTTTCAAGAATATTTTTTGTATAAAAATGTAGAGAGTATTTATATGAATGATTTTCAAAGAATTGAAAATGTATTAAGTCACTTAAAAAAGAGTGCAAGGGCTTTGTCTATCGAATTGGGTCTAAAAAATCCACAGGTATTTTACGATATTAAGGCAGGAAAATGCGGAATATCAAAAGACCTCGCATTGAAACTTCAAGACAAATACTTTATAAATGCCGCATGGCTCCTCACCGGCGACGGCGAGATGCTTCGAGAAAGCCACAGCACATCTCCGGTCGGCAATGCTGCCACCAGTGCTGACAAGAGTGAAATGCAGCAAACGCAGGGTTCTCCCGCGCCTACAACCGAGAATATTACTAATCTTATAGCGATCACTCGTGAGGCGATGGCAGTCATAAGAGAGCAGAGTGCCCAGATGAATCGGTTAATTACACAAGTCGAGCTGTCGAATGCCCGTTACGATAGGCTGTTTGCGTCGATTTCAGGCGTTTCTACAGGCTTTCCAGCAACTCCGACAGATCTGGGGGTCAAAAATCCCCCCCCCATAAAATCGGAGCTAAAATAATGTATATCAATGAATTACAAAAATATATTGTAATTCAGACACCTGATAATAAGCATTCAAAGAAGAGTTAAAAAATAGGAGCCGATGCAAATTTCAGATTGAATTACTATTCAATGAACCTTATGATAGCCAAACTACAAAAAGGAGACATTAACATTGCCGACGTTTTTCTAAATGAATTATCAAGAAATCCGGCCTATTTTAATATGGATGCCGTCAAAACATTAATCCCAAATGAAGAACAACGGATGCGAATACTGCGCGTTCTTGAAGATCATATGGTCATTGAAATAAAAGGGGGTGGAATATGGTTAAAAGCTGCGGCTAATTTATCAGTGTGTAAAGACCAGGGAGGATGTGCAGTCATCTATAACGAACAACGCAAACAAGAAGAACGGGATAATTTAGAACTTCGCAATTTAAAAATAAGTAGGCGCGAAGCGCATTGGGCTATTGCATTAGCTATCATATCTATTTGCGCCTCTCAATTTTGGGGACACACTATTTTTGAATGGACTTGGATTGCAATGCAAAAAATCAGTAAATTACTTTTTTAATCTGTCTTGATTCAATATTCTACACAGAACATTGTTTAATCCAGTATAAGTATCACCTGTCAATTCAATATTAGTTCTGCCCCAAAAACGAACAAGATAGATCAAATACACAATCAACGCGATAATCACGAATAGCAAAATATAAATCCCGATCATAAACTTCTTTTTTACAAACCTCGGAACTTTCGGCACAACTTCAAAAAAATAGCCTCATTATTTTGCGGGGGGGGGAATTTTGTAACTTTGCAGCACCTAACTTAATATTACATTAATCATGAAAAAAATTTTATTATGGGGAGGGGTACTTGGCATAATATTAAGTATGACCTCTTGTTACAGCACACGGGTCCTGCATGGGAATGTAAAGCCTAATGAACCTTTGGTACAAGTAAATCAAGAATGGAACCACCACTTGATTGGAGGATTAGTGCCGGTCGGTAAAAATAAACTCGAAGCCGCAGAATACGTGAACAATGCGGAAGATTTCGTAGTAAAGACTAATCATAACTTCCTAAACCTGTTGGTTTCATGTATAACATGCGGTATTTATACACCAACGCAAACTAAATTTTATATTCCGCTACGTGATGTACAAAATACAGCACAAGATGGAAAAATCAAATCAGACAAATAAAAATTCACCCCGGTCATAGACCGGGGTTTTATGAATAAAAATAATAAATAGAATCAATCATCAAATACTTTTCGCACACTTACTGATCCTTTCTGAAAGATCAAGCAAAGCGCTTCGTAAAGTTTCTTTTTCTGCTTCGTTAAAATCATCCGGTTTGCCATTATTCACACCATCCATTTTATGATAAAGCCACGACCGGGATTTGCCGAAGTACCGCTCCGATATTTTAGCCCACGATACATCTAATAAAATATCGGACATTTTCTGTTTTACCGTTTTTCGGTTTTGTTTCACTAAAATTTCCATACGATCTATTTTTATACCTCCGGCCAATTGGTCGGAGGTGATTGTTTAATCTCTGTCTAATAATTCTTGCAAAATCATCTCAATATACCATTCTTGTTCCTCCTTTCCATTGGGATATGCCTTATGGTAATTACGAATAGATTCTATCAAATCCCACTCTTTTTCTGTTAGCTCTACTTCCATATCATATTTCGTGTTTGGTATTACAAATATAATACACTTTTGCGTATTATACAAATATTTCTACATCATTTTTTCATTCCGATTGAAAAATGTATATTTGTATCGTCAAATCTATATGCAATATAAATATGTCTGTAGTATCAGATATTTTGTATCTATTACATACAGTTAAATTTAACTGCGTCGAGTTCGGTAAGCGGAAACGCCCGACGGCTTGCATATAGGGCCGGACAACTCGTAACGCAGTTTTTTATTTGTCAAACCTATATGAAAAAGCACATCGAACGTATGAGCCGCATCGAAGCGGCAATTAACCCCATGTACTGCGTCCCCAAGCGCAGCGACCTATCGTTAATCGGGTCGGCTTTCGAGGCCGCAGGTTTCCGTTGTGTCCGGATCCGCACCGAATGCGAGGCCGAGCACCGCACCAAAGGTGGTGATCCCCGTCGGCACGGGATGCTGATTCTTGATGGCGACCGCGTGATTCTCGAAATCAGCCGAAGTAAAAAAGCAGAGTGTAAGACGGCGGGATCCGCCGTATAAGGTTATTCGAAGTTACAAAGAGAAAGGATCGAGGCAGAAACCTCGATCCTTTCTAAATTTTACACATAATCTACTATGTATGTTGTGCCTATCGGTATTGAATATAATTTGTAATTTAAATGCTATATTTGTACTTAAGAATACAACCCACCGAAAAGAATACTTACGAAATACGACGCCATCTGAACAATGACAATACACCTCACCTGTTGGATTCGCCAAAGTTTTCCAAGGCCATGAAATAGACCCTCTCTTTCGACTGTATTATATTTATACTCCAATGATCTCGTTCACCATCACTAACAAACATCGTCCGACAGCCACCATTGTCATGCTTGTCAGTTTCTACGGTAAGCAGTACCGCAAAAGTATCGGCATCGGACTCCCTACCCTCTATTGGAATGAGAAGAAGAAATGCGCACGCACTACGGCCGACTTTCATGGAGAACCTATTAATGACGCTATCGATCGCTGGAGAGAAATCGGCAAGCAAGCTGTTAAACACTTTACTACTCTCCGTCAAGTTCCAAGTTCCGCCGAATTTGCTATTAAGCTCAACGAATTGAGTAATCTACCAGATGATGATATACCAAACATAGCAGTCTTTTTCTGTGATTACCTTGAGCATACTTATATCCCACGATATCACCTCGTACGTCGAGCGCACACGGTAAAGAAATACCATACAGCACTACACAAACTCAAGGAATACGAAACCCATACTCACCATCGTCTAAAATTTTCGGACATTGGAATTGACTTCTATAATAACTTTCAGCATTGGTTCTTTACATGCGGATTTTCAGCAAATTATTTTGGAAATATTATCAAAATAATCAAACAGGTATTCCGCGAATCTCGTACCCATGACAAGATCCATACTTTTGACGGCACAGATCACCGTGACTTCATTGCCCCCAAAGAAGCTGCGGATACAGTATATTTGAATGAAGAAGAGCTACAAATTATTCGTCGCCTGGATATTTGTTCGAGCATCGCAAATGATACGACACATCCTTTAAGCGAAGAAAATGCCCTCCGAAAGGTAAGAGCACTGGAACGAGCACGCAACTTGTTCTTAATCGGCTGTTACACTGGCTTGCGCGTTTCTGACTTTTCCCGTCTTCGGGAGGCACATGTAGGACGTCATATTTCGATCAAAACCACCAAAACAGGGGCAAATATTGTTATCCCGATCCATCCTGTCGTTCGTGAAATAATAGAAAAAGGCTTCGACCTATCGACTTCTATCAGTGATCAAAAACTCAATGACCACATAAAAGAACTCTGTCGACTTGCAGGATTTACTGAAGAAATTATGGTCAATAAAAATATTGGAGGGAAGAATATGGAACTTATCGTCCCAAAATATAAACTTATTTCATCACATACAGCTCGCCGCTCTTTTGCGACTAACGCTTATAAAGCCGGCGTTCCGACTATCGCAATCATGAAGATTACCGGACACACCAAAGAAAGTACCTTTCTCAAGTACATCCGCGTTTCAGCGGAAGAGAATGCCGAACTCCTCAGTCAGCACCCATTTTTCATGCTCCATTAA